GGCTTGCTCCCGTACTACATAAACCTCCTCTTCGTAACGCGGGTCGCAGAACTGTCCAAACAGTCTCTGCTTCTCCTCGTCGAGATGTTCCTTGACTAGGGCCAGCTCAGCTCGTGCCGCGCGACCCTTTCGCGCCTCTGATTGCAAGTCAACTTCCATGTTGCTCCTTGATAAAGTTATTTACTCGATAGGCCCCAATAGACCGTACTCTTCTTTGACCTTCTTTAGCAGCGCTCTGGCGTTCCGTATGCCTGCCCTTGGGGGCTGGTCGCCGGGCTCAAACACCGGCCCCTTTGCCAAGTTGCCTTCCGCCGGAACGATCATTAGATTGTCTTGATGATGCAGCCCGCTTACGGTTCTCGCACTTAGATCCTGATTTTGAGCCCCCTGTCGCTTCCCTCTTAGCGGTATTACATGGTCAACGTGCTGCTTTACACCTGTAATGCCCTCTATCTCGGCTTTAATCTTGTAAATCTCGTGAACCTTTTTAACGTCGGCCCAATCCGGCGTGCGAGTTATAAGATCTTTTTTGCGGCGGTTGGTGGCGTCGATAAACATGCCGGGGTTCGCGTGATAGTAGGCCCTGTTGCGCGCTCTAATCCTGTCTCTATTGGCAGCGTTGTATATCCTACGCTTTCTGTTTATCTCGTCCCTGTTTTGGTCATAAAGCTCGCGCCGCCTAGCCTTTAGCCCCTCTCCGCCCTCGCGGTATCTGCGCGTTGATTCCTCTTTAAGCCTATCTGCGTTGTCCCTGTAATGCTGTCTCTGTCTTTCGTTGATGCGATCCTTTTCTCTTGCGTGACGCTCTTTCTCTGTCTGAATCCTTTTAGTTCTGTTTTTGGCGTACTGATACTTATTGCGCCAAGTTTTAATTTCCTTTGTCTGATCAGGTGTTCTCTCTGACACGGGAACGTCTTGGTGGGGCGGTGGATTTAGCCTCCTGTACTCGTCGTCATCAAAGTCAGGCTCGGTTCCTCCTTTGTGGTACTTTTTCTTCGCCTGAACCGCTGCATCGTCGAGCAGGTTGTCAGCGAACTTCGCGCCCTGCTTTATAAGCGTGCCGAATAGAGACATGACGTAGTTACTTACTCGCTGCAGGCACAGCTTTAACCGGGGTCTTATTGGCCTCGTTTTCCGCTGATAGATCCTTTTTGGCCTGCACTTCGAGCTTGGTCAATTCGAGAGCCATTCGGGATTGAAGCTCGGCGCGCTTCAGGTCCTGATCGTTGGCGTCCTTCACGGACTGTAGCTGGGCCTCAAGCATGTTGATCTGCTCCTTGAGCTGACCGTTCTGCATGGTGGCCTGAGCCTTCTGCGCCTCTGCGGCAGCGATCTGCTGCTGAGCCTGAACCTGAGCCTGCTGCATGGATAATTGCATCTGCTGCATCTGGGTGTTCTGCTGCTCGGCCTGCTGCGCCTGCTGCTGCTTGGCTTGAGCGATTTGGATTCCTTCCGGGCTCTCAGGATTAGCAAAATACTGCTCGCTGTCCCCGAGGCCGTTGATGTTGATGAAGTCGTTCAGGGTCGCGTACATGTGCTTGGGTGTGACAAGCGCCTGCATCGGGTCCTGCATCATCTGCTGCTGGATGCCGTAGATCTGCTGCAGCGATCCCATCTTCTGCTGCTCGTCGCCGGCACCTGATCCAACGGTGACCATCATGCGGCTGCGGTCGCCGAAATCGGCAGGATTTATATTTTGCCACTTGCCTCGGAACTTAAAGGGCGTCACTGCGTTGTGGTAGCGGACCATCAGGTCGCGACACATTCTGTATGCCGGCCGAAGGCCGGTCTCGGCAATTGATCGGATAATGAGACCCGTCAGCATCTCCTGAGCAGACATGAGTCGCTCGACCGCATGTGCTGACTCATTGTTGACCAGCTGGTTCTGGCCGGCCATGTCGGAGCTGACACCGACCCGGTTGCGCTTCTGCTCGTCACAGAACTGCAGGAGCTGGAATGCCTCCATGCCGATGGGCATGCCGCCAATCTCTTGGACAGCGTTGTGGGACTTCATCCTCACGATGCCGCCGGGGCGTGTAATCAATAAATCATCTAGGTTGGCTTGTCCCTCAATTACGAGCTTCTGACGGTTAGTGGACTGGTAGTAGCTGTCCATCGTAGAGCGCAGGATCGCGGTCTTGAGGTCCTGAATCTGCTTCAGGCGGTCGAATACTGAGACGCCATAGAAGCTGTGCGGCTTCACGATGGCGTTCATGGCGACGAAGGGGATCTCGCTGATCTCCTCGATATTTAAGATGTCGCTCGGGGTGTGCTCGCCCACGACCGTGATGCAGACCAACTCGCTAATGCCGTCGTCGTTAATGTCGGCGCGCATGTACGCTTCAGTGATGACGATCTGCTTCTGCGACTCGTCGTCGGTGTCGTTGGAGTGGTAGTCCCAGTCGCGGTCGACGTTACTGTCCTGCGCCTCGGCGATGATGTCCTCGTCGTAGCCCTGCGCCAGCAGGTCGGAGGCTGCAACGCGCCGGGTGTGCGACACGAATCTGGCGTCGCTCAGGTCGCAGGAGTGGTGGTCGTCGTTGACCCGGAACTCCTCCGGGCGCACGGGCTCGACCACAACGCGGCCCTGCTTGGTGACCCTTGAGACCGAAACGGCGATGCCGTCTGTCTCGCTGCGCTCAATCTCGGTGACCTCTACCGCCGGGTCAGATAGCAGGCCCTGCAGCTGTGGCTCCTGCAGCCCGCTGTAGCGCTCGACGGTCCGCTCCGGCGTGTCGTCGTAGTAGCACTTCATCACGCCGACGCCCGTAAGCAGGGCGTCCTTGGCGGCGGTGTACAGGTTAAGGTATCCGTTGTTCTCCTCGTTGAAGAGGAAGTGCGCGTAATCTGTTTCTAGCTCTGCCTGAGCCTCGTCGGCCGCAGAGCACGGGCGGAACTTGACGGCCTTGCCGGACAGGCTCTCCACGATGTTGGGCAGTATCCACTCGACGGCGTCTGCTACATCGGTAGATGTCACGGCGGAGCGCCCGGGTATCTCTGGCCCGCGCGGCAGGTCGCCTCGGTAGTATGCCTCGGCTGTCTTCTTGTTGCTGACCCACTCGTCAGAAAGCTCGCAGTTCGCGATCTCGTTGCTGACTAGGGCCAGTATTTCCTCTTTGTCTAGCATCAGATGTAGTTATCCATTGAGGGCTGGTACTCGATTGGCTTGTTCCAGCCGGTGTAGTTCAAGTCGTCTGAAATGCTGAATGCGTATGCCAGCGCGTCGGCCAAGTTCGGGGAGGGCAGGTTGAGTGGTGGCTTTGCCATCTCCGACTTGGTCATCAGCTGGATCTTGCCGTGCGCGTTGGGCTTCCTTGGTATCCGGCACACCTCGGCACGCAGCGCGCTGAGGTTCTTCATGTCCGGGTCTAGGAAGATGCACTCGTCGGGGTCGATGTACTCGCCCTGACTGAGCTGGTAGCTCTTATAGAAGCGGTCGCGCAGCGTCCAATATGCCTGAGCCCTGCGGTTGTAGAACGCTTCCTTATTGGTGCGGTGCCCGTCATACTGCGCATCAGGATTCTCGGCCCGCTCGCCGCCGTGGAAGGGGACGTACCTCACATTCCTAGGACCGAGCTGTCGCTCGACCTCGCGAGCAAGTCCCAGACCGATTCCATCGGCGTCCCAAATGAAGGTATCTGCTGAGTAATCGTCAACGTGCTGTATAGCCCAATCAAGACCATCAGAAGCTGTCCCATCGGACTTCGCATCCACCTTAAGAATGACCGGGCCGTGGCGTACCACAACCGCCTTATCGTCCTTCCCGAGGTCGGAGACGTCGTGCGCCACAACCTTGGCCCCAGAGGGCCGGACCTTAACCTGATCAGCGAGACCGACGGCGGCGTTGAACCAATCCGGGATAATGATCGAGGTGTCGACCTCGTCGAGCGTCTGGCCCTCCCAGATATGCTCGTACTCAGCGTCCGAAAGCGTCGCCTTATCCTTCGCGCGCTCAATCTCAAGCTCAGGAGGAAAATATGGGTTCTCGCTGTAGTTAGCGCGGACAATAGTGTGAGTCTCATCGCGGTAGATCCCGTCCTGCCGTAATGTCAGCATCCGCCCCTTGAGGAATCGCTCCGTCAGCGGGTCGGCCTCGCTCCTTGGGTTGGCGGTAATGAAAAAGTAGGACCCGGCCTCCCGGATTGTCGGTGTGAGCAGTCGCAGGGACTCCTCGCTCACCGTCTGGGCCTCTTCTATCCATGCAACGTCTGTACCAAACAGCGATTTGATTGATTCTGCGTTCCGCGCCAGACCCTTGAAGATGAACTCGCCGCCACTGGAGTGGGAAATCTTGTCCCGCGTCACGTTGAAGCCCGATACGCCGAGCGAATCGATAAGATTCGCGATCAGGGCGTGTACAGACTCCTGAATCGAGTTCTGGTACTCACGGCAGCACAGTATCTTCTTGCCCTGTATCGCCTCCAAGATGCACAGCATGGCGATTGTCATGGACTTGCCGCTGCCGCGGCCGCCAACAGCTATCCTGTAGCGGCTGTCGGACTCATATAGGGGCAGGAACGCCTCTGGTATCGATATATCCATTAATCAAGCACCAACGGGCCCATCTCGGGGACCTCTTCCATGTATGCCGGGGGCGCATCCATCGCCCCGATCATGCTGACGTCGTACCTGACGCGGTTCAGGTGGTACGCGCTGTCGGCGTAGGCCCTGTCGCCGGCCGGCCACCCGTCGGAGCAGCTGATCTTGCTGTTGTTGTGCACGTGGGCCTTATATGCGTAGCTCATCAGGTCGGTATTCTGGTCCGGGCAGAACGGGGTGCTGTATCCGTGGCCAAAGTTTGGCCAGATATAGCCCTTGGACGGGTATCCCGAGTTATCAGGGCCGTGCGCCAGCCCCACCATGTGCCCGATTTCGTGCAGGGCGATGGTGTGCCGGTTCCTGCCGATGGTGCCGCCCAGCGTGAAGCCCGTGTTGGGCCTAAAGTGCGTGTTTACCCTCGCGCAACCGCCCGTGTCGGGGCATGTTAGGCCAACCCCCAGCGATACATCTGCGGTGCCTATACTCCGGGCCATCTGCGTGTGGCCCGAGTTGTTCATGTAGCGGCCAATACCGACCGCGCTGGGCTCTAAAACGAGCCGGATGTGCACCCCAGAGCGCTCGTATACGCCATTCGCCAGATCTATTAGCTTGCTGGCCCGATACCAGACGTTGTCGTCGCCGGTGCTGGGGATGAATTCGTAGGGCTCGACGCGGTTGTCGTACATGATGTACCCGACCCGCCACTCAACGATCTGGTCATCGTCCTCGCCGTAGTAGATATAGCCGTCGGGCGGGCCGTTGTACTCGTATCCCTCGCAGTCCCTGCCCAGATCGACCTTGCCGCAGCGTGGCTCTGGGTATAGCTGGTACAGGAACTCCTCGTCATTGACGGTGAGCACCAGATCCTCATGGCGCTGGCCGTCCCCGTATATCTCTAAGTGGTTAGGGAACTCCTTAACCTCGCCATATGGGACCCTATATTCAAATTCGGCCCCTACCCCGTCGATTGTGAAGTCGATATATACAATCACGGGCTTAAATCTGTCGCCGTAGCTGTTGTCTATCGTGACGTACAGCTCCTCTACGGGCTCCGGCGGCGGCGGAGGCGGCTCCTCTGGCTCCTCTGGCTCCTCCGGCTCCTCGGGCTCCGGGGCTACTATAGGATCGCGCTCTGGCAGGTCCCTGTCGGTCCTATCGGGCTGGCCCTTGTCCCTGCACCCCGTAACCGCCAGCAATATAAGGAGGGCGCAGATACATCTTACTGGCACACCGCCTCGCAGCGGCAGGCGGCGCCCTGTGGATTCTGGTCGACCACCTCGCGTAGCACACTACCGTCATACGGCAAGGCGGCACAGCCCACGTTAGCGGGCACTAGCAAAAGCAGTAGTAATAGGTATTTCATTCGCGGGATTCCTTTCCTGCCGAGAAGTCGTATTTCAGCACCTGCTCCATAGGGAACCACTCGTACCTCTGCCTCTGGGGGTCCCAGTTGTGCTGCCAGCCCATGCAGTGCGAGTATTCGTGACGTATGGTCGCCCTGCTGGGGTTCCTCTCCATGTATATCGTGCAGATGCCCGTGGTCAGGTTCAGCGCCGCGCAGCCATCTAGGCCCTCGGCGGGGACTGTCACATATCTGTCACAGGGTTTTTCGGGGTTCCTGACTCGGTGCTCAATTACGGTGGCGCCGACTAGGTCGGGGCAGACTGTCTTCTCGCAGTCCACGGGCTCCTTTGGATTGGCTATATATATTTATTCGGTAAAGGGGCGAAAATGCTCTAGGGGGATCCCCAGCCATCCAGATCCCGGTGCCCTGAGACCGCCCTAGGTGAGAATGATTCTCATTACCATTAGCGTTGGAGCATGATTGCTCCTACATCATCATCACTTATCGTTATGTATCAATGACTTATGTGTGATGACACACTGATTGGCACTCAGTGGGTCGTGGTGTCATCCATCAACTCACCTACCACTTCACGTGATGGCAGCACATCATGACGCTGGTCAGTGACCACACGTATGGTGACATCTGTACCGTTCTTGCTGCTATCTGTCTCGTTCGTGATGGCTTCTGCTGCTAACGCCTGCGGTATCATGCGTGACACCATGCCCATGATCACCTCGGGCTTCTCCGCTGCCAGTTGATCAAGCATTGCGGCGCCGTCCTTCTCCCACAGCGCCTGCAGTGAGTCGATCACCTGCTTGTTGAACTGGCTCTTAGCGCCGTGTGGCCTGCCCGGACCGCGTGCTGTACCCGGTAAGAACTTGCCATTAGCATCTCTCAGAACCGGTTTATCCGACGGTTTATTGACGTCATTTACATCATGAATGTCACTCGATCCACATTCATCAGATGAATTAGGTTCGGGTAATGGAGGAGCGCAGACATCCTGCTCATCATCAGACATGTGATGCCAGTATGTACAGCGCCACACCGCCTCCAACTACCCCGACGATGGCCACGATCAGTGCACCGACCTCGAACTTATCTAATCCTTTGATCATAAGAGTATGACTCCCCAAGTGATGGCGACCACGGTGATGAGTGAGACCACGACGACCCATTCGATGGGGTCGTTAGGAAACTGGTCGCTCACTTCTTAGCCCGTGGCTTGCGCTTGGCCTTCGGCTTGGTGACTGGCGTCTCATCTACACTCTCGTCATACGCTAGGAGACGAGCCTCGAGCTCGTCGACCTTGGCTGTCAGTGCGGCCACCTTGTCGGCCAGGCTGTCCTCTACACCTGACAGGTCAACGTTGACGTTGTGCAGGAACTCACTGATTGTGTGGGCCACGATTGCACCATAGCGTGCGGGTCGCGATGTGTATCGATATAGGTACATGTCAGTCCTCCTTGAAGTGCTTGCTCAGCGCGTCCAGTGCGCCGTCTATCTCTGCTATCTCCACCAGCTTGTCTTCAATGTCATCGAAGAATGACTTGTGGCCAGCAACTCCAACCGGGTGATCTAAGAAGAGCGTCAGCTCTTCGATTAGTACCAGCTGCCTGCCCTTCAGGCTCTCTCTAAGCGCATACAGGCGCGACTGACGCTGTGGTGATGGCATCGGTACCCTCGATAGACTTGTGGCCACGCCGCCACTGAGAACCAGTGCGGCGATAATGAATAGTTCTCCCCACAACGCAGGGATATAGGTGAGTGGGCCGTGCTGTCTTCGGCGCTTGGGAGCGCCTGACGGTCAACGTTTCCCTCTCTCTCATCTATATTCCGGTTAAGGCCCACAAAACACCCCTTTTTTGTGAACCAGTTCACACTTTTGGGCGTATTGCACCATATTGGTGACGTAGTAAACTACATCCGTACATTTACTGGATATGAACATGGACCTTTCAACAGTGGTAGCCAATAACCTCAAGCGTGTCTGCATCGAGCACGACATATCGACCAGAGACCTTGCGCAGCGCATGGGCGAGAAGAGCCAGAAGAGTGTTTGGAACGCCCTCAACAACGAGCACTCGCCGAGGCTATCCACCCTCGAACCTATATGTCGCGTGCTCATGGTGAGCCACCAGGCCGTTGTGACGCCCAATATCGACACCTCGCTGCTGGTATCTCGGCGCCTCCCGAGGCTGCTCGAGGCATACAATCGCATGACCCCGGTGCAGCGGGACAATCTGGAGGAGATCATCGAGCAAATGCTGTCCGAGTGATGCCCCAAAATTTGGCGAGATATCAATGACTTATCAAAAATCTGAGTATAGTGTGTAGGGCAATGAAAAAAAGTTAAAAAAAATTGGAATAGGTTAGTAGTTTACGCCGTCATATAGCTGTAACTTTGGGAGATAGTGATTTGAGCAACAGCACCACATTTGATTACCAGTTGAGCCAGTTCGGGTCTTGGTACCTGCTGGCGGGTATCGAGTGCTACTTGGAGTCTTGCATAGAGGTGCTCTCTGCGCAGACCCTGTTGCTGGAGCTGGACCGTCTGGAGGCGTGGGAGCAGGAGAACGGTGGCTACTATAGCTACGAGTACGTGCCTGCCCGCTTTGCTGAGCTGCGTGAGCGTATCGCTGAGCACCTTGAGTGGCTGGAGGACGAGGAGGAGCGTTACTACTCCAACCGTCACGCCGAGCGTGCCCGGGAGCAGTTCACCGTCATCGAGGGCGGTAAAAAAAATTGAAATAGTTAGGAACTTTCTACGTCAGCTGTTGTCTAAGGTGGCATACAGGGGAGAAAAGACATGAAAACAAACAATCTGGTGGCGAAGCACGCCCGTGAGTTCAACAAGGCTCACGTAATGGTCGACCGCAAGAAGGCGGCCAAGCGTGGGGCACGCAAGCACAAGGCTCGATGGGCCTGATTGCTGCCCCACATTAGTAAACTACTACGTCGGGAGATAAGTATGAGTGACTTGAATCTGGACCGCATGGTGCGCAGCGCCACCGCTGGCTGGGCCGGAGAGCCCTACTGCGAGCTTATCGTGGACTGCCTGTGGCAGACGTCGGGCTGGCTCAACATGTCCGTGGCGGACATTGAGGGCTTCTGGGTGGACGCCGCGTCGTCCGACCTGACGGTGGAGCAGTTCATCACGGTCAAGCGGGAGGAGCTTTCCTAGTTTTTTTGCGACCTGTAGCTTTGCGCGACATGGAGTCTAGCAAGGCAGTGAACAGCAGATAATAGGCGGGGACACCTGATCGTTTATACAGTATCTTGGAGGATGCTATGACAGAAGAGAAGACGATGCAGCTTTACAGGGCTGCGATGCGTGAGGCAGAGGCCCTGCGCAAGGCGTGCGAGGCACGCAAGGCCGAGCGTGAGGCAGAGAGGGCTGCAGCACGCCGGAAGTAGGCCCCAAAATTTGGCTAGATTTCAATGAGTTACGAGAAATCTGAGTATAGGGTAGAAAGGCAATTAACTACGTCACATTGGAGGTGACTATGAGCAAGGTAGATTCTTGGCACGTTGTGAGTGCTGGTGGTTCGGACTTCGTTGAGGAGTTCAGTGCGGCGGACGAGTTCGCCATGTTGGCGGGCGGTGGTTGCTTCCTGTCGCAGGACCCTGCGGTCCTGTTGGAGCTGGCCGAGTGCGGTCAGATTGATTGCCTGAGAGGGGGAGAGTAATGGCGACAATGAGTAATGCGGCAAAGCTGGCGCAGCGTCAGGGCAAGGCGGTTGACGCGCTGCTGGCGAAGGCGCGGCGGATTGTTAAGCAGATCCGGGTAGCGGAGTCTGCGGGCGAAGAGCGAATGGGCCAGTTGTTGGATCTGGCGCCCAAGTTCGCGCCTCTGAACGCATCTGACGATGCGATGACGGAATTTTGGGGCATCGTTGAGGTAGGTCAGGCGCAGCTGGAGGCATTGTGCTCTTCGGAGCGGGTGCGAGTGAGCGAGGAAGGCGCAGAGGCGCTGGACTCTAAGTCTATGGGACAGGGAGCGATAGTTTAATGAGCGGATTATTGGCAAAGATCGACATGTGGTTCGCGCAGTGGGACTGGACCGACGACATAGCCGACGTGTTGTGGCGCGGCAAGTGCGATCACGCGATAGTCGGATTGCCAATGGAAGTGGCCGACATGGAGCCCTTCATGGAGTACGCGCAGTACTTGCGCTCGTGCGGACCGTGGACCGTGGCGATCCGCCAGTACGAGTTCATAGAGGACAACGAGGTTCAGTTGATCCAGTTCCGAGGGTGGGCGTTGTTCCGGTGGAGCGACGTGATACGGACCGACAGCTTCGTGTTGTCGCCATCGTTGGAGGCTTAGTTGTAGGCCGGTCCCGGCAGCGGTTCTGTCGGGTGGTGGATGTCGCCATGTGCGCCCCTCATCTGGCCGGGCAGATGTAAATCAACCCGGACTAATTCGATGAAGCTGCAAAGCGATCGACGGACGCGGGTTCGACTCCCGCCGGGTCCACCAAAGCATCTGGAGCAGGTGCTTTCATGGGCCCGTAACGGTTTCGACGTTGTGAGTGGACACAGTGGAGGATAGGTGAGGCAGGGCTGCCTTAAACGCCAGCAAACCAATAGTTGCCAATGATGACAACTACGCCATCGCTGCTTAAGTGATGGCCGGGGAGGCCACTGCCCCGTCGCCCAAGTGTGGCACCTAATTCATCTGGGAGGATGCTATGACAGACACAAGGAAGGTTGGGAAGGTTTACGTTTCATGCCCCAAGTGCGGGCAGTCCGTCCGCTCTGTGGAGCGTTTGAAGGGCCACATGGCCCGGTGTCTGGCCACTGGCCAATGGCGGAAGAAGCGTTCCGCCTAATCGAGTAAACAACTACGTCACAGGGAGATGTGAATGAAAGCTGAGAGTTACTTACGCAACATCAAGTCCAAGTACACGCACGGCAATGACTGGTTTCAGGTGAAGCCCGGCACGGCCGCCGTAGCGGTCGCTGAGACGACGCCAACGGAGGTAATGCAGTTCGCCGGCGAGGTCCACGACATGTCCGTGATGGACCCTGCGGACCTTCTGGAGCGCTTCGAGGAGTACGAGTACCCGGAGTTCGATTGTGAAGATTGGGGGATTCTGTAATGCCTATATCTATATGGAGCCTAGAGCTGGTTAAGGCCGAGGCCCGCAAATACAAAAGCTACACCGACTTTAAGAACGGCAGCAGGGGCGCATTCAAGTGGGCCGTGCGCAACGGGGTTATCAATGAGGTAACTGCTTTCATGTACGAGATCACGGACCCAGAGGAGCTGATGAGGCGCATCGAGGGCGAGCTTGGCTCCGCCTCTCGCTACGCCAAGACGGCATACGACATCTGGGAGACGGACCCATCGCCATTCTTTGAGGCAAGCGATGACCCGGAGCTAATCACCGAGGGCACCTATATGGACTTCGAGGCCCAGATGTTTGATCAGGCCGGAATCGAGCGCAGCGACCGGGCTCTGGATCACATCGAGGCACTGCAGGAGCACGGCACACCGGAGCAGGTTCAGGTCGCTTGGGACATGTACCTGAAGTACCAGACCGGCAGCTGGAAGGTGGAAGGGGCCTTAACCGGAATAACTATGCAGGGAGAGGAATAATGACGGCACTGGAGAAGCTGAGGGCAGGCTACGCGCCCACCCCACAGCTCTGTATGGACTTCCTTGAGGACCTCGGCTACTGCGTCGAGCCCCTTGGGAACGAGGAGATTTTGCAACTCACGGAGGAGATTCTAAATGAGATGGACGCGGAGGAGATGTGATTGACGAGCTGGAGATGCTCACCAGCCTCGGCCTTAACAAGTTTCTCGATCCTGTTGATCTTGTTGACTCTGTTGTGGACAGGAGAAACAACCCGAGGCTCGGGATTGAGCCACCGTGGAGCAAGCTGCAGGGAGGCATCTTTCAGCTGCCAGCGGGCGGGGTCAGTCTGCTAGGTGGATTTTCAGGCCATCAGAAAAGCACTTTGGCCAACCAGTGGCTATTACATGCCGCCAACACGGGACACAAGGTGTGCGTGGCCAGTCTTGAGATGACTACAGAGAGCCTGTTCGAGCAACTAGCTGGGCAGTCTGCCTGCAAGCACGAGCCGCACGAGGGATACCTGAGAAGGTTCGGGCGCTGGTGTCAGGACAAGATATACATCATCGACCATCACGATGTGCTGGGTCCCGAGGAGGCCATACAGCTGGTCATCGACTCGAAGAGGCTGCTGGGCTGCGACATGTTTGTACTGGACTGCCTGTTCCAGATCGATCTGGGCGGGGAGCTTGATGTCGAGAAGCGGTTCTTCCAGAAGCTGGCTGCAACTGCGCGGGACCTAGAAACAGTCGTGCTGGTCTGTCACCACATGCGCAAGGGCCAAGGCCCTGACTCGGAGCGCCGGGTGCCCGGCAAGCAGGACTTCATCGGATCGAGTCACTTGGTCAACGCATCGGCTGCGTGTTTGATTTTGTGGCAGGACAAGGCCAAGGCGGCAGCCCGGAACAACGGCGAGGAGGTCGACGACGAGCACCCGGATTTCATTCTGGAGGTCGCCAAGAACCGCTTCGGTCCATACGAGGGCCGCATCGGGCTGTACCAGCACGATCAGGCGAGGCTGATAACTAATAGTCGGGCTAGGCAGTACCGGCCAATCATTATTGAGGAGGATGAATGCAGATCTACAGAGTCACCCAAGGTGATCACACTCGCTGGTTCGCAGGCGAGGATGACGCCAGAGCATACGCCGACGACAGGTGGGACAAGCACCTCGATGGCGTCCCCTTCGTCGAACCCATTGATGCCCTAGAGGCTCTCGCGGTTCTTAATGAGTTTGAGCTTAGTAAAAAACAACGTCTAGGAGATGTGTATGTTTGAGTTAATTGTTATGTCACTAACGGTGGCGGTCTGTTGGAGCGCCGTCCACGAGTCCACCAAGAACTATCTGGAGGGCATCGATCTTGGATAACTTCCAGCAGTTTATTGGTTACGCAAGATACAGTCGCTGGCGCCCGGAGCTTAATCGACGCGAGCACTGGGATGAAACAGTACGCCGCCTGACCGATTGGTGGATGGAGAAGGCAGACCTGACCGCCAACGAGGCCGAGGAGCTTTACGAGTACACGTACAACCTGAAGGTGTTCCCTTCGATGCGCACGCTGTACACGGCAGGCCCGGCCCTCGACAGGGACCACATGGCGGCGATGAATTGCACCGCCCAATCTATCGATCACATGTCGGCCTTCAGCGAGATGCTGTACGTGTTGATGGTAGGAGCCGGGGCTGGCTTCTCTGTGGAGCGGGACGAGATCAACAAGCTGCCCGTGGTGGCCGAGGAGTTTCACCCGACAGAGACAACGATCCACGTTCACGACTCTCGCATCGGCTGGTGCAAGGGCCTGAAGCAACTGATCGCCATGCTGTACGAGGGAGAGATACCTAAGTACGACCTGTCTGCCCTGCGCCCTGCTGGCGCCGTGCTCAAGACATTCGGCGGCAGGAGTTCAGGGCCGGAGCCACTGGCTCGCCTGTTCGACCACTGCATCGAGGTGTGGAAGGGTGCCGCAGGCCGGCGCTTAACCAGTGCAGAGGTCCATTCGGTGTGCTGCATGATCGGAGAGGTCGTGGTGTGTGGCGGGGTCCGCCGCAGCAGTTTGATCTCACTGGGTAACCTGTCAGATGACAGGCACCGTCGCCTGAAGGTCGGAGAGTGGTGGCACGCTAACCCTCACTTCCGCATGGCCAACAACTCGGCGGTGTTCACTGATAAGCCAGAGTTTGTAGCGTTTCAGGCCGAGATGCAGAGCCTCTACGACAGCAAGTGTGGAGAGCGCGGCATCCTGAACCGCGAGGCGGTGAAGAAGAAGGCGGAGGAGATCGGGCGCGACCCGTCACCCAATTTCTTGACGAACCCCTGTGGGGAAATCAGCTTGAGGAATGGTCAAAGTTGCAATCTCAGCAGTGTAATTATTCGCCCAACGGATGAGCTGACTGACCTGCTGGACAAGGTCCGGGTGGCAACAATCTATGGCACGTTGCAATCGACGCTGACCGACTTCCGGTTCCTTCGCAAGAAGTGGAAGGACAACTGCGACGAGGAGCGGCTGCTGGGTGTGAGCCTTACGGGCATCTGTGACCACCCGGTGATGTCGGGCAAGAAGGGCGAGAAGGTACTGATCGAGTGGCTGACCGAGCTGCGCAAGCACGCACGGGAGGTGAACAAGAAGTGGGCCAAGCGGCTGAAGATTAATCCCTCTGCCGCCATAACCTGCATTAAGCCCGAGGGTACCAGCTCGCTT